CTGAGTCTCTAGAAGATAACATTGAAGGTGCAGATCTAGAAGATCACATTGCAAGACTTATGGCAACACAGGCTGGTAACGACCTTGAGGACGTAGTTCTTAACGGTAACACAGCTCTAACTGGAGATGCACTTTACAAGTCATTCGACGGTGTTGTTAAGATTGCAAAGACAAATGGTCGTGTAGTAGCTGGAGCGGGTGCAGCAATTTCCCGTGACATCTTCAACAAGGCTCTTAAGGCAATGCCACGTAAGTACAAGCAGCGTCGTCCAGACCTACGCTTCCTTGCAGGCTCAAACCTAATTCAAGACTACTTGTACTCAACATCACAGAACATCCAGAACGTTAACCCACAAGATATTGCTTCAAGCATTATCCGTGGAGACCAGGGTGGTCTAGGTGGTCCAGCAGGATATGTGGCACCATTCGCATTTGGTATTCCAATTGTTGAAGTTCCACTACTTAAGGAAACACAGACAGGTTCATATGCAACACCAACAGGAGAGCACGGAGACGTCCACTTGACATTCCCAAATAACGTTGTTATTGGTATCAAGCGCGATGTAACTGTTTACCGCTTCTTCTGGCCAAAGAAGGACTCAATCGAATATACAATGTATACTCGTGTTGGTACCCAAATTGAGCAGGCAGATGCATGGGTAGTCGTAAAAGACGTTAAGGTTGCTTCTTAATTAAATAAGAAATAACTACCGAAAGGCCCCCAATTAATTTTGGGGGCTTTTCATTTTAATTTTATAGTGCTATAATTTATATACATACCAAAGGAGTATATATATGTCATTTGACACACTTAAGGTCAAAGAACTAAAGACATTAGCAGCGGACTTCGCAGTTGATGTTGATGGCCTAAAAAATAAAGCAGATGTTATTGCAGCCCTAACAGAAGAAGGAGTAACTTGGTCAGTTTACCAAGGTACACTTAAAAACATAGAGAACGCAAAAGAAGATGCAGATGAAATTCTTCCTAGACTAGATCCAAATCAAAAGCTTGATGAAGATATGGTTCTTGTAAAGATGGATCGACCAAACTACAGATATGATGCACTTGGTTTTACATTTACCTTAGAGCACCCATTCGTAGCAATGAAGCCCGATGTGGCTCAAGAAATTTTTGATAAGGAGGAAGGGTTTAGATTGGCTACACCTAGAGAAGTACAGGAGTACTACAACTAAGCCTAACACATGGCAGAGATATACCAGAACACAAGCACGGCGGCAACAACAAAGCTTTACGTAAAAGGTGAAGCAATTACGCCTAGCTCTACAGTTACTGTAAAAGTTTACGACATAACTGGAGATCCCGTTATCTCTCCACTAATTAGCCCATCAACAATTCTTGCAACCCTTACAGCGGAAGCAAGCGAAGTTGATCAGGGCTCTTTTAGTGTTTACCTTCCAACTCAGTATACAACAAGAAATAGAAAGTTTAAATTAGTTTGGGACTGGCAATATAACTCAGCTTCGTACTCAAATACCACATACCTTGATGTTGTAACCCCGTATGTAGACATACAGGAAGCTGCACAGGAGCTAGGTTTTGGGTCAGATGCAAATGATCCTAATCACAAAACTTATCAAGAACTAAAGATGGCAGAAAGATATGCTAGAAATATAATTGAAGGACATACTGGTCAAAAGTTTTACTTATACGATTCAAACTTTTACACAATAGGAAACGATTCAGACACTCTTTCTTTTCCAATTAAGATAAACCAGTTACACACGTTGCATGCAAATGATCAGCTATTAATAGATAGAATCAATAATGTAAATGCATTAGGCATGGTAATAGAAAACACTCTAAGCGGGTTTGGAATAAGAGTAAACCAATCAGCGATACTTGATAACGATGTGTACATTGCAAACGGTATGGTACCTCCATCAATAAATGACTCTTCTCCAAACATATTTAGAAGAACTCAGTCGTATAAGGTTTATGCTAGATTTGGTTGGGACTATGTTCCAAATGAAGTTCGAGATGCAACAGTAGAGCTAATGAAGATGTACTTTGCCAAAGATAGAATCTGGAGAGAAAGATATATTAAAAAGATATCTACTACAGACTGGGATTTTGAATATTCATCTGAAGCATTTAGCGGAACAGGATCATCTTACGCAGACAAGCTACTTTCAGACTACGTCATAACTCAAATGGTCTTATTGTAATGTTCGAAGCAGTAGATGGTCTAATGACCATGAAAATGGATGTGTACAGGCAACAAGAGCAGCAGGATAAAGATACTGGTGCAATTATTAGAGAGTTCTCATACATAAAAACATTAGACTGCTACGCTAGAGGAATTATTACAGAGAGCCGAAATAGAACAAACGACAATCAAAATTTTTCAAATAGGTACTCAAACAATCAATATGTAGAAACCAGAACTGCAGAGCGGCTAACCCCTAGAGACAAGATAAAAAATATTAGAGATGCTAGCGGTAAGCCTATATGGTACGAGCTAAATTATCCAAGTGATACACCAACAGTGTTTGATGTAATAGGAACAACTCCTATATCAGATCCTTTTGGAAATGTCGTCGGATATAACGCATCATTGCAGAGAGCGGAGAACCAGCAAATTGGCATCTGAAATTTTAGCTATTAAAGCAGCAAGCGGATTAGTAAACCTTATGGCTAATAAGCCCGTGAGCGGTGCTCTAAGAGACAGCACAGTAGCACAGATATCTGCAGCACTATTCTATAAAACAAATGTAATGGCAAAGCTAGCATCAAATGCTCAATTTCAATCAGCATTTAGAAATGTAATATTTGATCAATTGCAAGTTGACTTTGGCGACTATATTGATGCAAAATCAAGAACTTCTCCAAAATCTTTTCACCACGTTTATGAGTGGGATAGGGTAGGTCAAGACGAGGCAAGATTGTTTAAATTAAAACAACTTCCAGCAGATGGCTTATCATTAAAACTTAATTATGAATTGACCGATTCCAAATCTTTCGTACCTTCTGAAAATTCTAAGAATAAACATGTCTTTGTAAAAAAGGCTGAAATCATGGAGCAGGGAAAGACTGTAGTTATTGCTCCAAGATTTTCAGAAAGACTTGTGTTTGATATAGATGGATATACTATATTCATGCCAAAGGGGCAATCAGTTACTGTTAGAAAGCCAGGCGGAGCGGCAACTAAAAATGCATTCTTTGCACAATATAGATACTTCTTTACTGGCAATCTAGTTAACATGTCAATAAAAAAATCGGGATTCCAAAGACTATTTAATTCATCATTGTCTAGAGCATTAGGTGTTCCAGCACAAGTTAAAACAGTTAAATATAGCTTCTCGCCAAATCAGCTGGCAAATGAAGCAGAAGCTGCTACATCAGCAGCATTTGCGAGGTTAGTAAATGGCTAATTACAAATTAGATTCAATGTTTGAAATAAGAAAGTTCTTATGGAACAGACTTACATGGCTAGGCATATTTGATGAAAATGATTATTATTCAGATAACCTAGGCGAGGCACTTGTGCCAATAGTCCCAGTTCAGCAACAGCCAGAAATGAATCAATTTTTGAGCGGCAAGAAGCATATAGTCTATGACAAGGTAGGTATGTCATATGAGAATAACTGGATGATATGCTGCGAGCAAATCCTGTTAACGCTATATTCACCAGAGATCCTAGATATAGTTGAGATGAGAAACTTCCTAACTGATGAGTTTAGAAGAATGGATGAGTCTGCAAGAGATGTTAATAAGTGGGCGGGATTATCAGATAAATTCAAGTTCCATAGCATTCAAGTAGCAGATATATCAGCTACAGCCCCATCAGAAGAAATACAAGGATTCTATGCAGCAGATGTGGTATTGGAAGTAAAGTACTCAAGAATATTAGATGGCAAAGGCAGATTTGCCTAGTTTGCCTTTTGCAAGCTAGTAGAGTAAAATTAGAACAGAGGAAAGGGCCTAGCCAGCCAAAATATATATATTAATTTCATGAAATCAGGAGGCAATACAACATGGCATATCAAAATACAGGTGACGCAAGAAACATTCTTGTTGGTGCATCACCGCTATTCTTGTCAGTAGAAGATTCAACAGTATCTGGTTACGATCCAAGCATGGACGCAGGCGAAGCAAACGCTTTCGTTGCAAACAAAAATCGTTTTGTACCAGCATTCTCAACAGGAGAGTCTTATACTACAACACTAAATAAAGTTTTAACAACAAAGGGTGCTACTCAGACATCATCACCGTCAGAGTCAACACCAGCAATCGGTGGAGCTTACCGCAACGTAGGTTACACAAATAACGGTCTTCAGATCAGCTACCAGCCAACATTCGACTCAGTAACTGTTGACCAGTTGCTAGATACAGCTAAGCTTTTCAAGTCTGCGATGATGGTTCAAATCTCAACAGAAATGGCAGAAGGTACTCTAGAGAACGTTCTTGCAGTATTTGGTCAAAAGGGATCAACACTTACATCAGATGGAACAGGTACATCAGCAGTTGACACACTAGGTTTGGAAGCAGGTGCACTAGGTGCAGCTCCAACAGAGCGTCAGCTAATTGCAGTTGGACAGGCTCCAACTTCAGAAGCATCAGCAACTGAGCGTGTATATTATGCACGTCGTGTTTTGTCTGTTGAACAGTCACAGTTCTCTTTGGCTCGTACAGCAGCAACAACATTCCCAGTAACATTCCGTCTTCTACCATCAGGTGACTCAGCTCACGCTGGTTCAGAATACGGTAAGATTATTGACCGTGTACTAACAGTTTAATTATATTAATAATTAATATCAAAGCCCCCAAGAAATTGGGGGCTTTGCTGTTGTACCCTTATAATGGTTATGCTATAATAATTTAGACGATCCTTAAGGAGGATAAATTGGCAACAACAGTATATGATGTAGAAGAGATTGAACTACAAAGCGGAGCTAAAGTAAAGCTCAAGCCATTATCAATCAAGCAACTACGAAAGTTTATGGAAGTAATTAAGAAAGTTCAAGATGCAGAAGATGAAACAGCAACACTTGGAATTTTGGTTGAAGCATGTGGAGTAGCACTAGAAACACAGCTTCCAGACCTAGTTGCTGATCTTGACAAGCTAGAAGATGCATTGGATGTTCCAACAATTAATAGAATCCTTGAAGTTTGCGGAGGAATTAAGATGGACGACCCAAACCTAATAGCGGCAGCGGTACTGGCTGGTCAGAACTAGATTTAGCCGCTTTAGAAGGACAAGTTTTTCTTCTGGGTCACTGGAAGAATTACGAGGAATTAGAAGAAAATTTATCAATGCCAGAATTGGTTCAAACCATAACAGCGATGAATGAGAAAGAGCATAACCAAAGAAAATTTGCAGCGTCACTAAAAGGAATACAATTAGATGACGGTGTAGAAGAAAAAGAAAAAGGTTCTACCTTTGAAGATATCCAAAGAAGAGCGCTTGGAATAAATGCATCAGCAGATGATGTTGTTGGTTTACAAGGGCCCTTCGCAGCAAAAGCTGGATTTGGAATTGGCGCAGGGTTAGGATACTCTAGGAGTAATTAGTGGCTGACGAACAAATTGTAACCAGTATAGTCGCCAAAGCCGACTTGTCTAGCCTTGTGTCTGAAGTACACAGGGCTAGTTCTAGTCTCCAACAATTACAAAGAGAACTTCTTGCATCGAATAGAGCAATATCTGCTTCAACAAAATTAGCAAATAACTTATTTAGAGATACACTAACTGGAAGCGGACAGTTTTCTAGTCACTTTGTAAACCTTAATTCTGATGTAGATAAGTTTGGTAAAAACCTAGACTCTGGAAGATTAAAGCTTAAGAACTATTTCCAGACATTTAGAGAGCATGCTACAACTCAAAAGGGAATGATAAGGGAGCTTGCCAAAGAGCAGGTAATGCTTCAAAACTCAGTGCTACAACCTTTAGGTAGAAATGCTCAAGGCCTAATGCAGTACAACGTTATGATTCCAAGAGGTTTGGATGCCGTAAAAAATAGCGCACAGCTAGCTCGCATGGAACTTCAGATAATGAATCGTGCACTATCTGAAGGAGCAGGATCTTTAATTAACTGGGGTAAAAATACTCAGTGGGCAGGTCGTCAGCTTACAGTTGGACTTACAGTTCCATTAACAATGTTTGGTGCTGCAGCAGGAAAAGCATTTAGAGAAGCAGATCAAGAGCTTGTAAGACTTACAAAGGTTTACGGTGGACTAGCTGCAACTTCTGCAACAGACTTGAAAGCAATTAGAGAAGAAGTTGTTCAAACAGCAAAATCTTTATCTCAAACAATGGGAGCTTCTTTTAAAGATACGATTGCCCTAGGTGCAGATATTGCGGCAACTGGAAAGATGGGCAACGACCTTTTAGGTTCCATAGAAGAAACAACCAGACTTGCAATTCTTGGAGAAGTAGATAGACAAGATGCAATGAAAGCTACTCTTTCAATTCAAACAGCTTTTAAGCAAAACACACAGCAACTTACAGAATCAATTAACTTTCTTAACGCAGTTGAAAACCAGACTTCTACAACACTTAATGACTTAGTGGAAGCAATTCCAAAAGCTGGTCCAGTTATACAGCAGCTTGGAGGCAGCATTGAAGACTTAGCTCTTTATATGACTGCGATGAGAGAAGGTGGAATTAACGCATCTGAAGGTGCAAACGCATTAAAGTCAGGTTTAGCTTCTCTTATTAATCCAACAAAACAAACAGTCGGTATAATGTCAGACTTTGGCATAGATGTAATGGGAATGGTTGCAAAAAATACTGGTGATACAACTGGAATGTTGCTAGATTTGCAAAAAGCTTTAAACACTTTAGATCCTCTAAGTAAAGCTAGAGCACTTGAGCAAATGTTTGGTAAGTTCCAGTTTGCAAGAATGAGCGCACTCCTAAACAACCTTGGAAAAGAAGGAAGCCAGACGCTTCAGGTTATGGATTTAATGAAAGCAAGTACCTCAGATTTGGCGGGAATTGCAGAGCGAGAATTAGGAATGATTACAGAGTCTGCATCTGGTAAATACAGAAAGGCAATGGAAAGCCTTAAAGCAGAGCTTGCAAGCGTTGGAGAAGAGTTTCTCGGAGTAGCAACAAAGCTTATAAATGCAGCATCAAAAATTCTAAACTTCTTTACTGAGTTGCCAACACCAATTAAAAAAGCTCTTACATTTATGGCAGGATTTACAGCATTAGTTGGTCCACTAATTATGTTAACTGGTGTACTTGCTAACTTCTTTGGTTATATAACAAAGGGAATAGTTCAGCTCAGATCTTTCTTTATGAAAGCAAATGGATGGAAGATGCTTACTCCAGAAATTATTGCTGCTCAAAAAGCAGCAGAAATGGTTGAGAATGCATTTTATTCAGATGCCGCTGCAGCTCAAGTTCTTCATAATGCATTACAAAAACTTGTTTTAGATTATCAAAACCTTCAAGCAGCATCAATGAAGAGTGCAGTTCCAGTAAACGCAGGAGTGTCTACTGTTGCTGGGAATACAATTGTTGCTCCTGCTCATGGAAGAAGAGTAGTTGACCCTAACGATCCATATGTTGGAGATCCTAATACTAGAGCAATGTCTCACATTAGACCAAGGGATCCTAATAATCCAGCCACGCTGTTTGGCGGTGTGCCAGGAGCTATACCAGTAAATAGAGGAATATCTAGAACTCCTCAAATTTATATGCATGATAGACTTCCAAATGTTGAAGGGCTAACAAGTGTAAAGGGGATATCTACAGGAATTGTTGCACCAGAGGCTGCCAAATTCCATGCGTTGATGGCAACACTTGGAATGCAAACAGAACAAGAAGTTGCAAATCTAAAGAAAACAATTGCAATGGGTGGAACTGTAAGCAGAGAGCTACTAGATACATTTGATGATATTCTTCCAATAACTCAAAGATTTGCAGATAGTGCAGCAACTCAATCTGCACTAATTGTTCAACAAATGAGAAATGCAGAAATTACTGTTGATCAAGCAAAGGCAAGAATACTTGCACTTAATGCACAGATAGAAGCAGATATGGGATCAGCAGTAAGTATGTATGCTGCTGGACGAGGAAGAACAATTGATTTAACAAGAGCTCCAATGATGGATCAACCAGTTGTTGATGCTAATGGACAGTTTACACTTAGAGATTTGTATAAGAAAAAGACAAATGCTGCCGTCATGGAAGAGTTTGGAAGAGTCCGTGGTGTAAGAACATTTGGCGCACCTTACAGTATTCAAACAACAAGAATGCCTAAGTTTAATATAGGTGGAGACATCGAATCATTTGGCCCAAGCAAAACAGTTGTTTCTGGTCCATCTTCAGTAAACTATGACGATAGACTAGGAAGCGTTCCACTAGGTGGATATGTTTTAAATCAAGAAGCTGCAATGGATCCAGCAAATGCCCCATTAGTTGCAATGGCTCCAAGCACATATTTAAATGACGGTGGAAATATTACCGCAGCTCTTACTCCACGGGAAGTAGTTTTTGGTCCTGCAATTCAAAGAATGCCTGAGCTTTATGCAGCAGTTGACGCAGCAAATAGCGGATACAATTTTGGTGGGCAGATTATGAACGGTATTTCTGGCTATGGAAAGAAGACGGATAAGACACCATCTAGCAAGATGGACGAAAGACTATTTAAAAAACAATACAAAGAGTATTTAAGATTTATCAATAATCCAAGATATGAAGATGATCTAAGAATTAGAATGATTATGCTGGATGCAGCAGAGCTGGCTGGAACTGCAGGAATGCCAGTAGATGAAGCTATTAAGAAAGCAACATCTAACTTTGATAAAGCAAAGATGATGTCTGGTGGATCTGATGAAGAGTTTGTTAAAATAAGAATTAAACAGGTACAAAATTTAGAAAAGAAATATCCAAAGTTACGTGTTAAGAAGGCTAAAACAGCTCAATCAAGCACCAGCAACGCTTTAAATTATGAGCTAAATAATGTTAGAGATGCTATGATGGATAAAAATCGTTTTCCAAATTTTGTTGGAGTAAAGGATTTAATAGAAGCGGTTTCACCAACAACATTTAAAAATAAAGATAATATGCCAATTATTCAAGGATTGCATGAAAGAGCACACTTTAGAAGACGTAAAGATCTTGGATATATGACTAGTGGCTATATGGGATTAGCTGCAGTACTACCTCCTGGAATAAATAACATAATGAGCAGACTTGAAGGAATTGGTCTGTCTAGAGATGTTCTAAATTTAAATGCAGCAGATGCAAGAGAAAACTTCGAGCTAGCCTTAAAGCGCACAGGAATGGATAAGTTTGCAACAGTAGATGATCTATATGCCGCAGTTCAAGATGATGGAAAGTTTAAAACCAAATCTGAATATGAATCAGGAAGAGTTGTTAGGGCAACTAAAGAACAAAAAAATTTTTTACGGATGTTTTTAGAAGCAGCTGCCAAAAGACAAAGATGGCTACCAACAAGACCTCCTAGACTTGTTATGGGCGGATACAATCTTGGAGGAATGATTCCAGGTGGATCCATATCTAGAGGTAGATCAAATTATGGAAATATTGCTCCTGCCCTAAGATTGCTTGCACCAGATAAACAATTAAAGATTTTAGCAAAGGCAAGAGAATTAAGCTCAAGAGGATCGCTAGGTAAATTTGCTGATATGCCAGTAACTGAATATGGGCATCAAATTTCTGCAAGCACAGGAATGAGTTATCCCGTACCTGGTGTATCTGGATTGTATAAGGTCGGTAACAAAAAAGTTTTTGTTAAAGGTGTTCCTAATGAATTAACTGCCATCCATGAGCCAATTGGCACTCAAATTACAAGAGATCTTTTTGGAATATATTCTCCAGTACAAACAGCTAGAACAGTTGCAAATCCATTAGATCCATCAAAAAAAACCAAGCTCCTTGCTTTAGAGTCAGATTACGACCCACGCTTTGCAAACACTAATGTGCCATGGGATGAAGATACAGTGCTTAGACAGCTTGCTAACTCTCTTCTTTTGAACAACAAAGATTTATCTAGGGCAAACGTGTATGGTAATTTCAATCCAGATGTTGGGCAAGCTGGAGTATTACCCAAAGCATCTGGTAATACACGTCTTGCAGAAGCTCATGAAATGAACTCTATGGAAAAGCAAGCAATGATTAATTTACTTGCCGTTAAAGGTGGAGCAAGAAAAGATTTTGCACGTGACACTGCCCCAATAATTGCTAAGATGAGCCCAAAAAAATACGGCAGACGAATGAAGAAAATATTAGAAGATGCTCGTCCAAAATTATTAAAAATAATAAATGATTTACCTGAAGATCTTAGACCTCCTTATCAAGCAATGCTCAAAAGATTAGATGATGGTATAGATGTTGATTGGAGTAAATATCATGCCGTTCATGCTAATCCAAAATATCTTAACGCTGGAGGACCAGTTGGTGGCGGCCCAATTAAGCCAGGAAGACGTGCCTATGGTCGAAAAGATGGTTCACGTAGGCCAGGAAACCCTGCTGCAAGAGCTAATTGGGAAGCAGAACAACGTGCACAAAGAGAAAGAGATTTACTAGCAGAAAGATCTAGAGCTTCATCTCGTCAAATTACTGGTCAACAAGCTTTAACAACAGGATTAGGAAGAGAAGCAGTTAGAACTGGAACAACAAGTTTTTATAACCCTGGCCAGGTTATGGTTAACAACATGATTGATCCATTTAGAAATTCATTAATGATGAAGTCTAGATATTTAGAAGCAGCATTTAATATGACAGCAACCGCTGCAACAAAGGGAGCAACAACTTTAGCATATGGATTAATGACATCTCATAAACACATTGGAAAAGCTTACCAAGAAGCAGCAATGTCTTTGATGAGCACTGGCAAAAAAGCAAGCGGAATGATTCGTAATGGACTTGACAGCATAAATAATTTTGGTACAAGGGTAGTAGATGGTGGGCTAAGATTTAGAAATGCAATAGTCCAAGAACAGAATGCTTTTGCTGCAAGGAACTACCCTCCAGGAATGGCTCCTGTACAAGGCCTATTCGGTCCAGGAATGATTGGTCAATATAGAGATGTTGCAGAAGGAGTTCAATCTAGAAAGGTTGGAGTTTTAGGTCGCAGAAAAACTGAGTATCTAGTAAACAATGAGGCTACTGGAGGACAAAGTGTTGTAATGAATAAAGCCCAAGCCCAAGCTTCTGGAGTTTCTATACCTCAAAGAGCAAACGGAATGAGCATGGGTGCTCAAATGGGAATTGGTATGGCTGGATCAATGGGCGGAATGGCATTGATGGGCAAAGAAAAAGTCGGCGGAATGTCTGGAATGACAGCTGGAATGCTTCTAATGGGAGCAACTTCAATCCTTCCTATGCTTCCGTATGTTAGAATCCTTGCTTCAGTTAAATCTGGAGCATCTGCTGCAAAAGCTGCAATTACAGGAGTTACTGGCGCAGGAGCAAAAGCTGCAGCAGTTGTTGCACAAATACTAAGATTTGCAAAAGCATTTAGTTTAGTAGGAGCAGCTATATCCGCCGCATTTGCTGCATTTAAGATTTATCAAAACTATAAGGATTCACAACAAGACGCATCTATGGGTCTTTCTATGACTGCAAAAGCAGCAGAGCAAGCTGGTATAAAGTACTTTGATTTAAATGCTGAAATGAAAGCTACCATAGAAAACAGAAAACTTCTTTCTGCCGCAGGCAAAGGAGGAGAAGGCCTTTCTGTAGGACTTCCTGGTATTGCAATGTCTGTTAAAGAAATGAAGACTGCAAAAGAAGAAGGCAAAAAGCTAAAAGACTTTATAGAATCTTTAAATAGATCAGAGGGTTTTGATGAAACTCTAAGACTTGTATCTAATCAGAAGGCTCAGTTTATTGCAGCAGGAATGAGTGTTGAAGATGCTAATAAAAAGATTTATGGTGCATTAGCAAATAGCGAAAGAAGCGGAGATACATTTAAACTACTTGCAGATAAAACTTTTGCTGGAATTTCAGATAAAGCAACTGCAGCCACATTTGCAGTAGGAAACCTTATAAACACTTTGAATAAGGGTCCTGGAAGCGTTGATTTTGCAAAGGAAGTTGGAGAAGGCTTTGAAGGATTAATTAATATATTTGATTTAACCACAAAAAGTTTAGTCGGAACAAAGGATGCATTTGGTAATGTTATAGATCAGTTTGATGCTTATAAGCAAGTAATGACAGATTTTGGCAAGGTTTATGGAGATTCTTTAAGAAAGCCGATAGGAGAAGAAGCTTATAATGATCTTGCAAGAAGCAATATGCTGCTTGGAGAAATTACAACCAAGGCAGATACAGTAGAAGGAATTTTAGCAAAATGGACACTATTCTCTTCTGGATTTGCTGCCGACCTATCTAAAATAGATTCCGATCTTGCAGTTAAGCTGGCATCATTTACTACATCTATTCAGTCTGGAATTACAGATTTAGCTGACGCTGGAGGAGTTGCAACAACCTTCGCAACAGTTGAAACAGCTATGGATAGATTAAGAGCAACAATTAATAAAAATTCTGCTGCATCACAAAGAGCTGCTAATGCAGCACAAAGAAATTCTCAAGAAGAATTAAAAGCAATTGCTAAAAAAATTAAGCTTATAGATGAAGAAAAAAATAAAAAGCTAGAGGCTTTGAGAGCAACTCAAGATGCATCAAATTATGCATTGCAATTACAAAAGCTTCAGATAGAATATGCAGATGCTGTCTCTCGTGGAGACATGGCTGCAGCAAATCAAGCCAAGTTGGATATAGATCAACTCACACTTAATAGACAAGCCGACCTTGCTCAAAAAGCAATAGAGGATGCAGCAAATAAAGCAAAGGCACCTTTAGAAAAAGATGCACAAAAGATTCAAGATGCAGCTGATAAGAGAAGTACTGGTGCGGCTATTGCAGCAGATAATGCTGCAGCTGCACAGGAGATTGCAGCAACATTAGAAAAATATCAAAAGCAATATAGTGATCTAACAGTTGAAGCAATAAACGTAAAACTTCTTCCTCCAGAACAGCAAGCAGCTGCACAAAAAGAAGTTGATAGAAAGATATTTGCTCTTATAAAAGAAGTTCAGAAATCAGGAACAGGAAACAGCCTGCTTGCAAAAACAGTTAGAGACGGATTTGGGAAGTACTTTGATGAAAACGGAAAAGCTCTTAAGCTTCAGCAAACTTCTGTAGAGTATAACGGATCAACATTAACTGAAGTAAAAACTGTTAATAAAAAGATATTAGATATATTTACAGCAGATGCAAATTCAGCCTTAAAGCAGGCAGAGCTCATTACTGGTAAGGTAACATTAAAGCAGCTTAGAGACGATGTTGTTGCAGCACTTCTTAGATACAGACCAAACACTCCAGAAGGAACTGCTGAAAATAAAGTAGATCAGCCTGGAACAGCTAAAGACTATTCTGCACAAAAAACACTAGGAAGTGCTGGAGCACAAGCAGCTAAGCCACCTACACTAGGTGGATCTGGAGAAAAGTATACTAGAGTAAATAATGATGGCATGGAAGAAACATTTACTGTATTTACTTATAAGAACAAAAGCTATGTAGTTGATTCTGGCGGAAATATTTATAAGTATGACTACAGTGCACAAACAGTTATTGATCTAGATAAAAAGCCAGTAGGAAAAGCAAGAGCATTGGGTGGCCCAGTAAAACATTTTGAGCCAGGAGGAAAAGTTGCTGGTCCAGGAACGGCAACATCTGATTCTATTCCAGCAATGCTTTCAGATGGAGAGTATGTATTTAGTGCAAAGGCTGTAGACGCCGCTGGTGGTGCAGATGTTGTAGATGGTTGGCACAAAGCACTTAGAAGAGCAGATGGCGGTCCAATTGCTTCATGGATGAAGCCAAAGTCTTCTTATAATTCTAAAAACCAACCTACTGGAAGTCCATATGGTCGCTACTGGGGAGAGCTAGAAAGACTTTATCAGCAGTCACCACTAGGGTTTGATAAAAATGGAAAGCCAATATTTAATAATGCTGGAAAAGATCCATGGGGCGGAACTGAAATTCCAAGGCTTCCATTCAAGGGTAAGGTAGCAAATTTCTCAGATTACTGGCATCAACTAGCAGAGCAACCTAAAAAGTTTAGTAGTCCAGGAATGGGTATAGACAAAGACCCTATGCGCTTTGCAGGCTCTGGAGCCTCTATGGGCGGTATTGGAAGCGGTGCCTATGGATTAGGTCCATTAATGTTTGCAAATGGAGGATTAGTACAAGGATTTAAATTTGGTGGCTTTGCAGATAAGTTTAAAAACTTGATGAAGTTTGGAGCAAAAGGCGGAATAAAGGGCTTCGGTATGGGGGCAAAAAGCGGAGCAGCATACCAAGCTATGGAAGAGACCGAAAAATTCCTAAGCTTAAAGTATGGCGCAAACGAAAATGCTTCAGGGCTTGAAAAATGGGGTAAGTCTGTTGCTAGATTTGGATGGAGTGCCCTTCAAGGAGGAGTAACTGGAGCGGCTTCAGGCGGCGGACTAGGGTTTGTTGGAGGATCTCTCGCTGGTACCGTAGAGGGATTAATTGGTTTAGTAAAGGGAGGATCGCAATTTGGAGTAAAAGGCGGAAAGGCATACGATGAAGAAAAACTCTGGAAGCGTGGAGACCTAAACGGATTAAACGATAAATACTTTAATAGCGATTATGCACCAGATATTAATAAAATAGCAAAGAAAGATCTTGCAAACATGAGCTTGACCTCAAGCTTAAAAAATGTAGCTACAACAGCTGGTCTTTCTGCAATACTTCCATATTCATCTATGCTACTTAGAACGGCAGCAGATAAAACTGCTGTTGCAAGACAGGGAGTGAGAGTCTTTGACAAGAGGCTTCCTAAATTTGTAAATGATTTAATGGAGCTTAATTTTATCAAGCCAACAAAATATTTAGATCGTGTAAATAAAACTCTTTCTGAGTATCAAGAAAAAGCTAGGGCAACTGCTGGAGAAATACCAGAAATTTTAGCTGGTAAAGGCGTAGTTAATTTGTACGGCCCAAGAAGATATGCATCGGCAATGATGGACGACATTCCAACCCCACGTGAGCTTTATGAGTTTGGCCCTAAAGGACAACTTTCAAATATGTTTAGTGCTATAAAAGACAAGGCTACAGCCTTCTTGTATCCAGCAGATAGAGGTATTAATTATTCAGCTCAAGTAAGATTAAATGATAATAACGTAAGAATGCCAATTCATAGATCAGAATCCTCTCCAGCATCAACGCTTCGTGCACTTCTTAGTCTTTATGGTGGAAAAGCCTCAGACATAGGTCTTATTCAAAGTAGGCAAGGTACGTTGCACAGTGGAAGTCCAAATACACTTTTCCATGAGCTTGGGCATAGAAACCTTAACATACTTGGTGGACCAGAAGCAATAGCTAACAGAAGCATGAGTAACAGAAATTGGCATGGAACTCATGAAGGCTTCGCAGATATTTTTCAAGATGACGCATATAGATTGCTACAGGGAAGCAAAAATGCTAAGCTTACAAACAGGCTTGGAGCAGGAGATACTTACTCTACAACAAGTGGCAATACTATATTAGAAGATATGGTCTGGCGATTAAGTGGCGGTCTAGGTAAAGACAGACTGCATCAAATGGGTACAGAATTTTTAGTTCCATACACAAATATGATTAAGGATAGAGTTCCAGCAGATACCTTAAAGAGACTTCAAGATATGGCTAGGATTGAAGGACCTAATTTACAATCTAGAGAAGCTGTTCAATCTCTTTATGACATGATTACTCAAAACATTCCTAAATTTGAATATGGAATTAATAGTGTGCCTGCCGACATGCTTGCACTAATTCACAAAAACGAAGCAGTTATTCCAGCTAATATGAATCCGTTTAATCCAAATGCAACGGCGGCAGCAACTGGATCAGTATATAATATAAATGTAGAATTAAATGGAACAAACGTGACAGCAAAAGATGTTGCACTAGAAATACGTAATGAGATGAGATTAAAAGAAATGGCAGCTGGAGTAAATAGAAAGGTTGGGTCATAATGAGTTTTCAAAATTTAAGTAAAGGCTCAATTTTATACATAGAGGCACTAGACCCATTTGCAATTGATACAGCAAATAACTCATTTGATTACAAGGGAGCAACTGTTGTTGCACCAGGTAACTCATATACATCATCTGTAGCAACTAGAAACAACTTGTCCTACAGCTCTAAAAATCAATTAAGATTTAGAAGAGTTACTGAACATAATAGACAGCCAATTTCAATAGATACAAATAGAATTGAGCAGTCATCTAGAATGTCAAACGGTACACTTAGAAAGTATTTTGTCGCTGATAAACTTACCATAAATATTTCATGGGAAATGCTACCTTCTTTTAGAAATGAAACAGTTGACGGTGCCTGGGGCGCAGAAGATTTAAAAAACTTTTATGAAAGTTCTGCTGGTAGACTACCTTTTAGAATTAAATTAAACCCAACAGTTTTTAGTACAGATTTAATTGAGCAATCTGATGGAGCCTTATCAGATGACTATACTTACACAGTAATGTTTACATCTTGCAGTTTTTCAGTTATTAAAAGAGGACTACAAACATTTTGGAGTGTTGACATATCTTTGGAGCAGGTATGATAACTGTATCAAATGAAACTAAAGATTTAATTAAAAAAGGATATTCGTTATCAACTTCAGCTGGAGCTACAATTGAATACAATCTTAACTCTATGGTTGAATATATAAAAGCAACATCATCTGCTTTAACAAACCCGTTTGGCCCTGCTTTTAAAAAACTATTTCCAATAGATACTATTTATAAGCCATTTAGACCACTATCTCCAGGAATTAAATATCTAGTTCATACAAATAATAACACAGACACACCGATTGATTCTTTTGAGAGACCAAGGGACATAGAAATTGGAACAAGGCCAAGGCTTTATTATCCTGGCCCAGACATGGTTTATAAGTATTGGCTGGCTCCGAAAAATACTAATATAGATATATCGCTTGAATATTTTTCTGATGAAGCGAAGTCTATAGTAAAAGTAATACCTGCTAATAAAATTGTTGCAAGGTTCGAAACAAGTCATGATACACCTATATCGTGGACAATATCTGGAGTTAAGCAAGACGGAACAACAATAAGCTCATCTGGCACGACTCTTAATTCAAGCGGGGAAGCAATAATATATTACAACGGTACCGCCTGGTCAACAACAGAACCTGCTGCATATACAACAACGCAATATCTAAAGAAGATATCTTTAACTGCAGTTAATTCAAATACAGGAAAGTTTTTGGGAGTAATTGAGTTAAGTCCAAGATGGGTTATGCCAATAGATTCAGATATTGTTTCGTTTACAGTAAATAAAGAAACTACTTCAGATGATACCTCTATTGTCCCAGTTGGAGTCATAACGGCAAACTACCTTAGCCTTTTGATAACAAAATACAATACTACATCTAGGCAGATAGTTGAATATGATAGATCTGGCCCAATAGATAACTCAAAACTATATTTATTTAAGAATGCAATTATAAGGCCACACATAAATATTGGAGACGGATCTTCAGTGCAAAAGGTACCTCAAGGAGTTTTTTATGTAACCTCCTGGTCATTATCAGAGTTTGGAGAGGCATCCATAGATGCAACAGATGCTGCAAAAATACTTCAGGATACTATATGTCCTCAGCTTTTAGTAGAGTCTTCACCTGTAACTTCAGTAATTAAAAGAGTTTTAGACTCAGTTGGATTTTCTAATTACAAGATAAATATTAAAAAAACAGATGGTAAGGTTGATGACGACTCCATTCCATCTTTGGCTTATTGGTGGTCGGACGGTGAACAAACAGTCTGGGAAGTTTTGCAAGAGCTATGTAGAGACATACAGATGAATGCATTTGTAGATGAATACAATGTATTAAACTTTTATACTAGAAACTTTATATACGACAAAGAATTACCTACCTCATGGATATTTACAAATGAGGAAATCAAGTCTGGATCTAATATAGAATATGCGCCTAACATAATTAGGTTGTCTACCAAAGAGCTGTTTTCAGCTAATAATGTTAGAGTAAGATATAAAACAGCATTTGTCTCTACCAATTCAGAATCATCTTCACCTTTGTGGAAATCTGAATCCTCGTTTCTTGGTGCTGGCTCACTTGCAACAGATATTGATGACGACAGTACAAAGTTTCAGCTTAATCAAAATACAATAAATTCTGCAAGAGTAGATAAAATTTTAGATCAGTTTAGTGGTTATGTTTTAATAAACGGAGAAGTCATTGAGTATGACGGATTGTGGTATCAGTATGTACCCTCCTCTGGGCCATCATCTCCAGTTAGAGTACTGATTAAAAATCAATCTGACATATGGAAATATTCAGCTTTATCTAAACCAGGATATAAAAATTTTTATCCTACTGGAGAATATAATATAAAAACTAGAGGAGCCTTGTCTACCTCTAAAACGTCTCACAAAAAAACTTTAAACTCTTACATAAATGAGCCTGGGCAAAACGATTCAAATAGATTTAATAAATATAATATTACCCTAGCTACTCCAGATGTAGCAAAGCTAAAGCCTGGTGTAGGAAGTCTTACAACTCCAGCAAACACCAAAGAAGAAACAATTGCAAAAAGCTTTTTAGCAATTTCAAATCTAGATAAAGATAAAAAAACTTTTGATATTGCAGTTAAAGATTTTAATTCAATAGATATTGCAAAGCCTTTTGTTTCATTTGGAACAAGAATGTTTTTTGATAGCCAGCTTAATACACCAGAGCAGGTAGGTGGTATTGGATTTTGCTTAGACTCAACTGGCAAAAATGGTTACTACGTGCTTGTACGCACAACTGCATTTTCTGGCCTTCAAAAAGATATTATGGTTGTTAGAGTTAATAATAATAAGCTTACAGTTTTAAAAGATAGCCAGCAGACATCTACCAAAACATTGGCTGGAATTTACGCTGGCAGCTCTTATAACATAGATGTACTAGTAAAAAAAGAATCTTTAAAAAATATAATTACTGTCTTTATTAATGGATTTAAAATTGAAGCAATTGATTCTGGAAGCGATTCTGTTAATTTAGATATTCCACCTCTTTCAATAACAAAAAATGTTGGACTACACTGTGGTCAGGGAGTTGCTTATTTTGAATATCTGTATGCTAAAAGTATTGATGAAGATGTATATAAAAATAGATCATTAACCAAGGGTTATGAATACAATGGTGTTTATGCTGATGATACTCTTTCTATGCTATTTGGAGATTTAATTTACAATGCTGGCCAAACCACTGCCGACGAAAACGGTGCCCTTTTTGAATTCGGAACTACGGCTAGAGAAATAAGAAAAGTAAAAGAGTCTTATGATGATGAGTCTAGACCAGCCGTACCAATTACTTTTAGAACCGCATTAAATAAATATGTTAAAGTATTAGATCAAAGGTTACAGCCTTTCGGTGCCGAAGCTTACGTTTTAAATAACACTTCAACTACTGTAGTTTTAGATGATAGTAATAATACAAGTTTTTATGTTTTGGGAAATTCTATAAGAAGGTCTGGCGCCATAGACTACGATACAGATCAGTCAGAGGACTCCTCAAATAAAGAATTTGTTGTTTTTGAATCTTCTTGGATTCAGTCTGAAGAGGACGCAAAAACTTTAGCAGATTGGATAAAGTCAAGCGTATTAAATAAAGGAAGGTTTGTGGACATAGAAGTTTTTGGAAACCCTTTAATTTCTGCTGGCGATATTGTAAGTATTAAATACCCAGTTTTGGGCATGTCTGAAACAGATACTAAATATTTAGTTGTTAGATGCTCCTTGCAATATAGTGAGGGGGTAACCACTACGCTTTCATGTAGAGCAATCTAATGGCGTAATGGTATAATAAATAAATGGGAATTGAAGTAGGAAAAATACCAGTCATCTTTGATGATGATTCTCGTTTAGCCGAAGTTTGGAAGGGCAAGTCTGGAGAGACTAAGTCCATTACTCAGTCCTTTCCATTTGGATCAAACAATTCTGCAGGATCTCCTGGAGATGGAGATGGAGACGACGATCCCAAAAGCGGTAAAAGGCCTCAGCTCTCAGACATAGTTTTAAAAGGATTTGAGCTGTATGAGGATGCATCTGGAATGCAAAGAGCAAGAGCTAAGTTTAGAATTTACAATTCAAGCGAAGAAAAGATAGATGGTTTCTTATACGCAATAACAATATCAGATAAGCAGGGAGGAAGATCATGATAACTAAATTTGGTAAAAGATTTCTTACTAATTTTGTAGCTGGTAACTCATCATTTTCTTCAAAAGAAATGGCTATTGGAATTGCAACAGGAACTGAATATGCTTTATCAGATACAAACTCAAGACTTGGTTTTGAGTTCTATCGTGTTCCAATTAGGGTTGGCGGAATAGATATAGACTCTTCTGTATCACCAGTAAAATATACAGTGATCTATTCAGCTACACTTCCTACAAACATTGCAGGTAAAATTAATGAAATTGGAATCTACTCAGGCCAGTCTTATTCAAGAAATTTATATGAAAGCAAATTTATATCTAACTTTGAATTGCCATACCAGTGGAGTCCAGAGCCAGAGCTAGATCAAACAAACTCTAGAGTTGGAGATAGTTCATTAACATTTACATCAAATGCGGCGGCTCCAAGAGAGTATACTTACATACTTGATAGTATGGATATCTCTGGGTATAACCCATTAGATACATTATCATTTTCATACAAAGCAAATGATGCAAATCTATCCTCATTGAAGGTAAGGCTCTATAGCTCAAATACCGATTACTTAGAATTTACATTTACTGGACACTCAGTTGGGAACAATATAAAGAATTTAAACATGTCTACTGGGGTATCAACAGGAACATTTAATCCACAAAGTGTTGTTAAGTTAGGAATTATTGTTACTCCAACAACTGCTCAAACATCTGTATCTATGGATGGTCTTAGAATAAATGACGAGGACACCTTTGATCCAGAATACGGTCTCATTGCCAGATCTATACTAGACTCAACAATGATTAAAGTAATTGGAAGAGAAGCATCAATAGAATTTAAACTAGACTTGTCGTTCGGAGTTTAGTGTGTCAGAACAATATCCAGATCTAGGAATAACTCAGAGTCAAGATGGAGACTACTGGGATGTTGTAATACCAGATCTAGATTGTAATACTGATTATGCATTGCAGGCTGCTTGGATATATAGCGACAAGGCTTTAGGAACAAGTGAGTTTTCTGATAGATTTAATTTTAGAACGCCAGCTCCATCACGTATATGCCCATCAAATGTTGCTGCAACTTGGGATGCCAAGGCTGGTCTTAATGTTTCATGGACAAAAAATGATCAGCGTGTACGAAACTATGTGGTTAATCTTCAAGCAGGTGGGTACACAAGATCATACCTTATACCAGCAACTGGTACTTCTCTAAACTACTCATGGGTATTAACAAGAGAAAATAACATATTCCAGTTCGGTGGAGTTTTTAGAACTTCATTTACATCATTTTCAATACAGAGTATCTATGGAGATGGAAGCTCAGATCAGTGCCCAGTAACTGTAGAGCCTTTCGTTGATCAGGTTTGTACGCATACAATATCAGCAGCATCTTGGAATGTTATTAGCCAGAACAACGGAATACTTGTATCATGGCAAGATAGCGGAACAGCTTATGGTACATACAGGGAAACAAGAGTTTACGTATCAGAAACACAAAGTCCTTATAACTGGGAGCTTAGATACACTGGAATTGGTCCAGCTTCAATAACACTAGATACTCTAGCAACAGTTTATGTTAAACTAAATCATCTTTCTTATTCAGACTGTGAGTCTTTAAACTCAGATATAAAAGAAGGAAAAGCATACGACCCAATAGTCTTTGACGATTTACCACCAGAAAATAACTTTGATTTAGGATCTACTACTGTTGAAGAAGATTCAAATGGTCTATTTAATTTTGATAAAAAGATTCTTTTTACATGGACACAAAACACAGATACTTCAACTTCTGGATATAGAATAAGATACAAGACTGCTTCTGATGCTAATTATACATATATGTCTGTTCCAGGAAGAGGAACTCTATCTACATATCTGTATGGATTAAAAGCGGGCCAAACTTATCAGATAGCTGTAACAACATACGATGTTTATGGAAATGATAACTCTGAGTATAAGCAGTATCCAGATATAGTTATCCCAGCAAACACATCATTAAAAACAGATGTAGCAATTTCTGCAGGAGATATGAAGCTTGGATATGGAATTGGTGGAAGCAACTCAAATAAAGGTTTATACATCGCTCCAGAAAATTATTGGTATGTAACTGGAAACACTAGCGTTTCATCTGCTGCAAGATTTAAAGTTGGAGGAACAAACGACTGGTTACTTTGGAACGGAACTAATTTAGAAATAACTGGAAAAATAAATGCCAATGCTGGAGCATTTACTGGTTCTGTAGACATAGGAACATCATCTGTAGATGGACAACTTAGAGTAACAACATCATCTGGAAAATTTGAAATAGGAAAGCTAACAAATATTTCTGGAGAAAAGATTGGTATTGGAATTCAAGGAACCAACTCATCTGGTAAGCTTTTCCAGCTCGACACTGAATCTGGAATTATTGCTAACAAGGGAACAATTGCTGGTTGGACAATAGATGATACATCTATAAACAAGTCTGGCAACGTAGGCCTGTTTGCAACAACAAATCCTTTAGATGTAGCAATATGGGCTGGTGGGTCCAGAACAGTAAGCCCTAATTTTTCTGTAACATATGCAGGCAAGCTTGTGGCTAGAGATGCAGTTCTTAAAGGAATGGTGCAAACTGGCGAAGCTTATTTTGGAACATTAGTTCCTGATGCAACAACAGCAACTGGATTTAAGCTTGACCAAGGATGGAAAGTAGACGGGGCAGATATAAGGTCTACAAACACAAATTCTGAAATAAGACTAAATGGTCTTCAAGGTTCAATAATTGGTGGAAACATAGTAGGATCAAATCATTATTTTACAAGCCCTTCTGTATGGAATACTGCGAATCCTGGCGCGGGAAGTGGAAATCCAGGAAATATAGACTATATATCTTCCTCTGGTAACTTTAGACTTGCTAATGGAAAGCTAACATATGATGGAGATTCATTTAAAGTTCAAACAGATTTAGTGGCCTCCAATATATTTTTAGGCTCTGCAGAAAGTTTTTCAAATGATTATCTGCTTGGTAAGAATACAACTATAGGCGGAACTACAAAAACTACTGGAAGTTTTAGCTTAGGTAATGGTATACTTACTTACAATGCATCTAATGGGCAATTAATTTTGAATCCAGATGGACTATCAATCAGTAGATTTAAAGTTTATTTAAGAGCTGTTTCAAATAATGATGGAACAGCTGGAGATTCAACGCTTGTTCAAGACGCAGACACTGGAGAACTAACTCTTGGAAGAGCTTTCTTTTATGCTGGCAATCAATACCCAGACGGGAGAACAGATAGAAACCAGTTTGCAGGCGGTGATCAGGGATCAGGTGCATTCTCTGTTGGAGATATAATATTAAGTAGGAAACCGTAATGTCAATTTGGAGAAAAGCTAGTGCTACAGACACTGGCGCCCATAACGTTAATGGTTGGATTAAATTAAACAGTATATGGAGAAAAGCCAGTGCAACTGATACTGGAGCTCATAATGTAAGCGGATGGATTAAAATAAGAAGCGTTTGGAGAATGGCTTCTACGGGACTATGGGAAAAAATATTTGGAAGTGGTATTCCTAATGCTGAAACAGAAAATCCTCCGTCTTTAATTTTTATATCACCTAGTGGATTTGAAAGCATAGATTCCCCATTTAATGGCGATAGAATGTATTTGATAAGAGGTCAATGGAATGAAGAGCCTACAAAATTTACCATGTATATTCAAAAATCGAGTGCTCCATATTCAAGCTGGACAGATTTAATAACTCCAGTAGTTAAGGAATATACTGATTACTCTGATTCAGATTATCTATACCAAGTTCCAACAAGTACATCTAATAGGCCTTTAATATCGAAAACAGATGTTTATAATAAAGTAAAATTTAGAGGAAAGATAAAAGCTGAAAACAGCGCAGGCGAGGCAGAACTTAATTTCCCACCACTTGGAGTTGCAGCTAGATACCTATTCAACATACAATCATTTGAAATTACAGATGAAACACAATCTTCATTAACTTTATCCTGGACATATGATCCTTCAACAATAACAGTTTCTCAAATTCCAACCTATATGTATTCACAAGAGATTCAGCTCTATAACAGCGCTGGCCAGCCGCAGCTCCCTTTTGCAGAAGTTGTATCATTGCTAGATACATCAACAGTAATAAATTTACCAAATAACCTAGACCCGAATGATAGTTATCAGTGGGAGCTTTCAGTTATAGCTGATGATTACTATAGAGACTTTACTGGAGTTAGATATTCTTCAGACGGACCAACCCAAGAGCTTGCATTTATAGACTGGCAGCCAGGAATTATTGAAGATCCATCAATTACATTTTCAAATAGAACTAAGGAGTCATTCTCTGTAGAATGGTTATCTACAAATGCAACATCTTACAGAGTAGACATAAAAAGGAATTCAACTGGAGCCTCCTTGTCTGGTTATCCAGTAACCACAACAAATACATCTGCTGTGTTATCTGGTTTAACAATCAATGCTCTTTATAACGTATCTGTTACCGCACTTGGAGGAAATTCATATCCTCCAAAAGAAAGTAATACTATAACAGAAAGCATTAGAACTCTTAATTTAGGGATTCAAGCTATGCTTTCTAGAGCATATGATGCCACAGCTACTTCATTTAAAGTTGATATATTAAATTATCAAGACATAAGCACGTTCGATATAACAGTAAACTGCACAAACGGAAATGCAACAAGGTCTGGGTCTGTAATATCTGTTTCAGGAGTTAGTCAAAATCAACCCTCTTGTGTATCTGTTACAACTTCTAAAATAAATAATTCTGACCTCACCGCTTTTTCATACGATTTTGAAACATCATCAGAGTCATGTGAAACAACAGGAAAATGGTATTGCGTAACTTATGTACAGGGCACACCAATTACATGTTCAACTTTTGAGTCCCCTACAAACGTAAGCGCAAATGGCTCTGGTTACGCAACAGCATGCTACACAACACCATCATGCTGTGTTTCAACTGTTTATAGTGATTGGAGTGCATGCTCATCTAGCGGTGTAAGAACTAGAACTAAAACAGAAACTTTTTTAAATTGCACAACTACAGTTACAACTGAAGAAGATTATTGCTGGTATTGCACAACAAGTGTTAACTTTAATTGTGCTGGTTGTACTCAAACTGTAGAGACACAAAACATAAGCGGTAGCGGTTCTGGATACTCAACCTCATGCAGCATAAGTGGATATCCAGCGTGTCAAACACCATGCGTATGTAATGCTACAGAAGAAGGTAAATGCGGCGCCTGGAGCGCTTGGAGCTCCTGCTCTGGAGGATATAGATCCCGCACAAGAATTTGTCCAAACGGATCAGTGTGTCCTACATCTCAAACACAGCAGTGTTGGTATTGCACAACAAGCGTAAACTCTAACTGTGCTGGATGTGGTCAGTCTATTGAAGGAAGCAACATAAGCGGTAGCGGTTCTGGATACTCAACCTCATGCAGCACAAGCGGATTCCCAGCATGTCAGACACCTTGTGTTTGCGACTCTACTGCAAACGGGCAATGCGGTGCCTGGAGCGCTTGGAGTTCCTGCTCTGGAGAATATAGGTCCCGCACAAGAATTTGCCCAAACGGCTCTCCATGCGAAACATCTCAAACACAGCAGTGTTGGTATTGCACAACAAGCGTAAACTCTAACTGTGCTGGATGTGGTCAGTCTATTGAAGGAAGCAACATAAGCGGTAGCGGTTCTGGATACTCAACCTCATGCAGCACAAGCGGTTACCCAGCCTGCCAGACACCTTGTGTTTGCAATTCTGCAGCAGATAGTGCATGTAGCACTTGGAGTTTTTGGAGTGCTTGCGTAAATGGAACTAGAACTCGAACTAGAACATGTCCTTCTGGATCTCCATGTGAAACTTCTCAATCAGAGCCATGCAGCACATGGTTTTGTACAACAAGTGTTAATATCAATTGTGCTGGTTGTAGCCAAAGCGTTGAGAGTAGCAATATAAGCGGTAGCGGTTCTGGCTTCTCTACATCATGTAGCACAAGTGGTTACCCAGCCTGTCAAACACCATGTGTTTGTAACGAAAGTGCATGCACAAGCTGGTCTTCATGGTCAGCGTGTTCAGGAAATAGCAGAACCAGGACTAGAACGTGTTCTTCTGGATCTCCGTGTGCAACTTCTGAAACAGAGCCATGCAGTACATGGTATTGTACAACAAGCGTTAACTTTAACTGCGCTGGCTGTAGTCAAAGTGTTCAAAGTAGCAACATAAGCGGTAGCGGTTCTGGATACTCAACCTCATGCAGCACAAGCGGTTACCCAGCCTGCCAGACTCCTTGTGTTTGCAATGCTACAGAATCAGCAAATTGCAGTGCTTGGTCTGGTTGGAGTTCATGCGTTAACTTTACTCAAACTCGTACAAGAGTTTGCCCTTCTGGCTCACCATGCGGAACTTTTGAAGAGAGATTCTGCTCAACTTCACCATTCTTCCCACCGTTCTTCCCACCATTCTTCCCACCATTCTTCCCACCGTTCTTCCCACCATTCTTCCCACCGTTCTTCCCACCGTTCTTCCCATTCTTCCCACCGTTCTTCCCATTCTTCCCACCGTTCTTCCCATCATTTAAGGGTGGCCCATTCTTCCCACCGTTCTTCCCACCGTTCTTCCCACCGTTCTTCCCACCGTTCTTCCCACCGTTCTTTGATGGACCATTCTTCCCATCATTCCAGGGTGATGAGTTTTAATAAAATTGTTAGGCCTTGACAATCTGTTATAAAATGATAGAATATAGTAACTCGAAAGGTAATGTATGAATAAATTAGATTTAGGTGGAAGCACCTATATGGTTTTGATTGAAGGAGAATTTGCTGGATGGTTTAATATACCAACTGGCACAGAAGAGACATTCCTGCTTAGGTCAGCGCTTTCAAGCAACCCAACACTTATAGATATGGAAGATTTAGAAATTGACATTCCAGACCTTCCAGTACCAGGAAAAGGTTATTTTTGGAATGGCTATAATTTTGAAAAGGTAGAAGATCTTGGCTAGTAAATGGCAGCAGATGAAAAATCTAGTTAATTCTGATGGAGTAAAGCCATGGGATTTTCTAGACCCTAAAACAGAATATGCAGAAAAAGATGTGGCTGACAACAGGTATTCCATTTGCCAAGAGTGTCCTTTGTTTAATCAAACAACTAAGACATGTTCTGAATGTGGATGCTTTATGGCAGCTAAAACAAAGCTTAAATTAGCCACTTGCCCAGTAGGCAAATGGTAATGGTATAATAATAATATAAAAATGGAGGTACGAAATGTCAGATTACCAATTAACAAATGACGAGAAAGCAACAGTTATAACTACACATCTAAGAAGTCTATCTTACAGTAAGTATAATACAGAGCTTTCAATCATTGAAGAGGAGTCTTTGGAAGCACCTTCCGCTGAATCCTTGGCACAGCTGAATTCACAGCTAGATTCAATCAATACAAAGATGTCTGCCCTTGAAGAAGAACTAACAAAAGTTAGCTAGGGATAAAAGTGCAAAATAAAGAAGAGCTTATTATTACTGCTATGCAGGAAAGAATTGGTCAGCTCGCAGCTAATTATGAATTGCAAATTGCAATGCTAAGAGCTGAGCTGACTTTTCTTACAAACGAAAAAAATGATAGACAAAAAGCATTAGAGGAATACTCAAGTGAAATTGAGTCAAAGCTAGGGAGTATTTAATTGACTGTAACATTTCAAGATGGAGAGCCAGTAGATCCTAAAAAATTACAGGATCTTCAAACACAAATAGATAGCATTAAGCTTCAATCTGATGAGACTTACAACCTTAGTAAAACTACTGCTAATAGCATAACGACTTTAGCTGTAATGCATTTAAAGGCTGGTGTTGTAACTTTTGAAAATGGTTTAACTGGCGGGAAGGTAACTCCAATTGATATAGACTTAGACTGGGGACCAGACTATGAAATCGCCTATGTTGTTGCAACACCAAGAAACCAAGATCCTAAAACTAATAACATGAGATGGTCTATTTCTGGACAGTGGTCGGGATCAACTAAACTAAATGTGTATGCTGAAAAAACTATATCTGGACCAGTTAACTTTCACTGGTTGAGTGCAGGTAAAAAGGTTGTAAGTAAACCTTAAAGTATCTATTGACACATTGATTTAATATGTTACAATTGCTATAACATTAAGCCACGATATCGTGGCTTTTATATATATTAAGGGTTTTAATGAGCAACGATTTAAAGTGGATGATATCATCCGATCAACAATTTCCGTATCAAGACGATAAGATGATTGCGCTTTGGTTTAAAGTCATGAAGTGGTTTAAACCAGATGTCGTTGACTACCTTGGAGACACAGATGATCAGGCTTGCTATAGCAAGTATACTGAGGGCAAATCAGCAGAGTTTTTAAACTATCATAAGAATGATAGCAAAGATCTTATTGTTCCAATGATGAGGCATGAAGCAAAAGGCGCAAGAGACTTTTATGCAAAGACAAGAGAGATGCTTCCAGATGCTCAGCTTTTTTCAGCATTAGGAAATCATGATATTAGAATCTTTAATTATGTAGATGCTAAATTGCCAGAGTATATTTCTGAGGTAACTCCAGAATCAATGTGGAGCTTAGATTCTCTAGGCTATGAGTACATTTATTATAATGAACTTCCTAAGCGCCGCTTTGGAGATATCCATGTTCATCATGGACTTTCAATTGCTTCAACTGGTTCAGTAAGAAAAGATATGGAAGACCTTCAGATATCTTTGATGAGAGGCCACTCTCATAGAATAGCATCACACTTAGTTACTTATGAGTTAAGAAACGGTGGACAGGGAGAAACTCTTCGTGGATATGAACTTGGCCACATGTGTGATGAAAAATCAGATGGAATGAAATATATGCAGCACCATGATTGGCAAAAGGGTTTTGCCATTGCACATATTGTAAATGACTACCCACATATTCAAATGATCCATGTGGCACCAGATTACTCATGTGTTGTTGATGGGAAGCTATTTACGCTATGATGAAATGCAATAAGTGTCAGGGGAGAGTTTTTGTAGATAGAGTATTTTCACAAAAACTACACGTAGAGCTTTTCTGCATGATGTGCGGTAAAAGATGGATGATTAATAAGGATACGAGTGCACTAGGTAAATGGATAGAAAAAAGAGAAAACAGTCAGCTAAAAGCATTCGGTATTTCTTCTTAAATAACAAGATACATAAAGTATTAAGTCATTCAAGATCTAAAGACCAAATGGTTGCTTGGTGCTATCCAGATAAAAAAAGACTTATGTATTCTTATTCACAAGTTTTAAAAACTATGGAGAATGCATATTCAACTAGCCAAGTAGCTCAAATGCTTGGCAAGCATAAGGTTACTATAGAAGATTATATTTTGGACGGTAAGATAAGATATCCTCAAAAAGTATATCCAATAGGTAATCCAGATAGCACATGGTATAAGTTTATGTATAGTGAATCGGACATTATGGACATTCATGAGTTTATATTAGAATCAGGGTATTCTAATAACATGCCTTCAAGAAATGAAATGAGGGCTCTTCTCAAACACAACACTATATTGTATACTAAGACAACAGAAGGGAACTTTGTGCCAGTATGGAAAGCAGAGTAGCCCCAGCAAGAGTTGTAGTATGTGAAATATGTAAGAAAGAATTGGTAGTGCGTTGGGGCATTTTTGCCCACGACACTTTAAGCAGACATAGAAAGGCGGAGCACTAATGGAAAAGGGAACTCAGGTTAGAGTTGATCTATCTTTTACACGTAACTTAGGTAACTTCGAAAGCATTAAAATTGGTATCGGCGTAGACGATTTTGTTAGAGACGGCGAAACAGTAGATGCAGCAGCAGATAGAGTGTACAAGTTTGTTGAAGACAAGCTCATTCAAAAGACTCAAGAAGTAGAAGAGGAATTGCGTGGCAGTAAATAAAGAACCCTATATACTACTATCTTTATATTCAAATCTATATGAAGGCCTATACAGTTCAAAGCCAACAATTAATAGATATAAAGAAAAGTGGGCTATGCAAGATGTGATTGACAGCATAGGGTTTGATCGTGCAAAGGATGTTTTGTACTATTATTTTGAGACTGGAAAGAATAGGCACCCGCTTAATTTTTTCTATAACAACTTTGAAAGAATAGAAGACATGATGATGCAGATTAAAGAAGACAAAGCCAACAGAAGCCGTCTGTTGCAAAAAACAAAAAAAATGATTGAGGGTAATGAATGAATACAGAAGCCGAGCTAATCTCAGCGGTATGCAAGAACAAAGATATCAGCACCATACTTGCAGATAACTCAGACGACCTATTCGTTTCTCATAAAGATATTTGGGAAGGCCTTAAGTCATATTATTATAAGTTTAGAGCTGTACCAGAAGCAACTATTCTTCAAGATAAGTTCAAGGACTTTGAGCCAGTTGAAACTAAAGGCGAGACTGGATACTATTTAGATAAACTTAAAAATGAATTTGTTGGCAACAAACTAAAGACCATTCTTCTTCAAGCTGGATCCTCTTTGAAGGATGATGCTCCTTCTAGGGTTCTTGGTACAATGCAGTCACAGTTAGCAAACCTAAGCAGATATACTAATAACGTAAAAGATTTAGATATAACAGATTTAGATTCAGCAGAAAGACACTACGAGTCAGTAAGAACTAGATCATTGGCAATGGGCGGTAGTCCAGGAATCCTAACTGGATTTGAAGCCATTGATAAAGCTTACCCAACAGGAATGGCTCCAGGACACCTTATCGTCGCTATTGGCTGGCCAGGACGTGGTAAGACTTGGTTCACATCATACTTAGCATGCAAAGCTTGGGAGCAAGGCTTTAAGCCTATGATTGTTTCTCTTGAAATGGCACCAGAGAATATGCGAGACAGAATCTATACAATGCTTGGTTCTGGATTGTTTAGAGCAAGCGACCTTTCAAAAGGTGACATTAACATTGATGATTTTAAAACTTGGGGAAAGAAAAAGACTGAAGGCAAGAACAGCTTCATCCTTGTTTCTAATGAAGGTGCTGGAGAAGTAACACCAGCAACAATTCAAGGAAAGATTGATCAGCATAAGCCAGACTTAGTAATTTTAGATTACCATCAATTATTTAATGATAACAAGCGAAGCAACTCTGAAGTAGAGCGAAATAGAAATATCTCAAGAGACTTTAAGTTATTGGCTGTTACAAATGGAATTCCAATTATTGATATTACTGCAGCAACTGCAGATGATATCTCAGACCAAAAGCAGCCTCCGATGATGAGCCAAGTTGCATGGTCAAAAGCAATTGAGTATGATGCAGATATGGCTATTGCTATTCACAAGCATGCTAATACAGATTTAATTGAGGTGGTGTCTAGAAAGAATAGACACGGACACGACTTCAGATTCTTCCTTGATTGGGATATTAACAGAGGTGTTATTACTCCAATTTACGAAGATCTTCCAGAGCTGAGCAATGACTCATCAAAACATTAAAAGGTTTCAAATACAGGTTGAGTTTCTAGATGATTCTAATATGATTAAGATCAAGAAACAGTATGAAAACTTGCTTGTAGATCAAATGAGAGAATCTGGATACACCAGAGTACTTGACATTGACCCATCCTTTTCGGTAGAATTTGATGGTCAAACGTGGAAATTCTTAATGACTATCCACGGAGTCTATGTAGGAAAGAAGAAGTCATGGCAATTAGAGGGTATAACTCAAGGCAAGTTGATAGCTCGGAGTACACCCCTGCCCATATCAAATCAATAGTACAAAGCCTTGGAATAGATATGGTGGGCGAGACATCAAATGATTATCTTGCGTACTGCCCATTTCATTCTAATAGACATACATCAAGTTTTAGTATAAGTAAAACAAAAGGCGCATATATTTGCTTTAATCCATCCTGCGGAGAAGCTGGAACATTGAGCGACCTTGTTAAAAGGATATTAAATAAAAATGAGTTTCAGTCGCTAAGATTTATTGAGTCTAAGCAGTCTGAAGCATTAGCAAATTTTGATGAGTCTCTTAAAGATATGCTGCAAGATAAACCAGAGTTTGTTGAGTTCCCAGAAGCTACCTTAAAAAATTTATATGATGGTTTAGTAAAAAGCAGCAAGGCAAAAGAGTATCTAGTTTCTCGTGGAATTAATTTAGAATCAATGGAACATTTTATGTTAGGGTATTCTGAAAATATGGACATGATAACTGTTCCAGTACATAGTCCAGATGGAACTCCAGTAGGGGTTGTTGGTAGATCCATATCTGATAAAAGATTTAAGAATAGTAAAGACCTTCCAAGAAGCAAGACTATGTTTAATATTCATCGTGCCAAGAAAATTGGTGACAGAGTAATAGTTGTAGAGTCTAGCTTTGATGCTATTCGTGTTCACCAAGCTGGCTTTCCTAATGTAGTTGCCACTCTTGGCGGTCATATATCTGGAGATAATTTAGGGCTTTTAAACAGATACTTCAATACAGTTATTATTATGACTGATGCAGATAAGGCTGGAAGAGATTTAGGCTCGGCTATTGCTTACAAATTAAGTAATAAAAACATCTTGTGGGCATCGCATTCTTATGGTAGAATATATCCAGAGGGTGTAAAAGATGCAGGTGATATGTCTGATGAAGATATTAAAGCCTGTATAACAAATGCCATATCTAATTTTGAATACAGAACTTAAAAGATACGTGGTTACAAACGGATATATACCGTTACATACATAAGGAGAATAAAATGGGAATAGTAAAAGGTTTGTCAGGAATGACAAAGGCAATGGACAAGGTTACATACACTAGTTCAGAAGATAGCAAGGCAAAGTGGTTAAAGATTGAAGATGGAGAAGCTGTAAAGATTCGCTTCTTACAAGAGCTTGATCCAGATTCACCACACTATAATGAAAAAATGGGTTGCGGATTTTTTGCAATTGAACACACAAACCCTAAAGATTATCGCCGTAAGGCACTAGACACAATGGAAGATGAAGGCCGTGACTGGGCTCAAGAGCAGCACCGCAAGGATCCAAAGGCTGGTTGGGGCGCAAGAAAGCGTCTTTACATTAATGTTCTAGTCGATGATGGAAAGACTGAGCCATATGTAGCAATTCTTTCTCAAGGAGTAAGCGGTAAAACAATTACACCAACACTGATTGAATATGCAAATGAAATGGGAAGCATCACAAATCTAATGTGGCGTGTAAAGCGTAGTGGTCTTAAGACAGACACAAGCTACACAATTATACCGTTGGCTAAAGATGAAAAGCCATTCGACTTTTCTGCTGTCGAGCTGTTTGATTTAGAAAAAACAGCAGTGCGTAGCGTTCCATACGCAGAGCAGGAAGCATTCTATACTGGTGAGTCATCTCCAGAAGAACGAGAGTCATCTTCAACAAGCAGCAGCGTAGACTGGTAAGAGAGAGTATAGGCGGAGAATTAAGTTGAACTTCACACATTTGCATGTGCATTCTTTCTATTCATTAATGGATGGGCTTAATTCTCCTGCCGAACTTGTAAAAGCTGCAAAAGAAGCTGGTCAGACTTCTCTGGCTATTACTGACCACGGAACACTATCTTCACACCGTGAAATGCAAATTGCATGTAAAGAGCAAGGGATCAAGCCAATCCTAGGAGTGGAAGCTTATATTTCTCCAACAGATAGATTTGATCGCTCCTCTAAAACAGATAAGTCTATTCAGGCTTACAATCATATTATTCTTTTAGCAAAAAATAAGAGGGGCCTAGAGAATATAAATTCCTTGCAAGAGCTTGCATGGACAGAAGGCTTTTACCATAAGCCTAGAATTGATAGAGAGGTTCTTAAAGAATATGCAGAAGGTGTTATTGTTCTTAGCGGATGCCTTAATGGCCTTATTAGCAAGTGCATCGAAAAGGGCGAATTTTCAGAAGCAAAGCTTATACTCAAGGATTTTAAGCAAACTTTTCAAGATGATTTTTATGTGGAGGTTCAGTCTCATAATCCGAAGGAAATAAATTCTAAATTACTTGAGCTTGCTGACGAGCTTAAAATTAAATCGGTGGCAACAGGTGATGCTCACTTTGCCAAAGAAGAAGACAGAGTCTTAGAAGAAGCAATGCTTATCTTATCAACATCTCCTAAATCAGATAAAGATGCAGACTTTGATATGTCTAGACAAATGCCAGATATGATGGATAGATTTAATTACCTATATCCAGACCGTAGAATATCATTTCAGGACTATAATCTATTTATTCAAAGTAGGTCTGAAATTGAGGCGGACTTTAATAAGGCAGATATTACTCGTACAGATATATATGATAATACAATGGAGATTGCAGACAAGATTGAAGAGTATGACTTCTATGAGGGATTGGATCTGCTACCCATCCCAAAGACCAATGCTGACAAGAAACTAGCTGATATGGCCTTAGAAGGCCTTAGAAGGCTATCTCTGGACAAAGATCAGGTCTACTTGGATAGAATTGCAGAAGAGTTATCTATAATTAAAGATAAAGCATTTGCTTCATATTTCTTAGTTGTTGCAGATATGATTACATGGGCTAAGTCAAATAATATTATGGTTGGACCTGGTCGTGGTTCTGCAGCAGGCTCACTAGTTTGCTACGCCCTTGGAATTACAGATGTAGATCCAATTAAATATGATTTGCTTTTCTTTAGATTTATTAATCCAGAACGTAATGACTTTCCAGATATTGATACAGACTTCGAGGACCGTCGTCGTAAAGAGGTTAAAGATTATTTGAAGAAGAAGTTTAAGCACGTAGCATCTATTTCTACATTTACTTATTTTAAAGATAAGGGTGTAATTAGAGATGCGGCAAGAGTATTTATGGTTCCTCTTTCTGATGTTAATCGTGCAATGAAGTCTATTGATACGTTTGAAGATTTTATGGATTCACCCAATACAAAAGAGTTTAGAGCAAAGTACCCAGAGGTAACTTGGCTTGCAGAACGTCTTCGTGGAAAGATTCGAAGCGTTGGAGTACATGCTGCTGGTGTAGTTGTGGCAAAAGATGATTTGAGAAAGTATGCACCAATAGAGTCCAGAGCAGATGCAAATGATGATGTGTCTGGAAGAATTCCAGTCGTGGCATACGACATGGATACGGTTGCAGATATAGGTCTTATTAAGCTAGATGCCCTAGGTCTTAAGACTTTATCTGTAATCTCAGATACATTAAAATCAGTTAAGGATAGACACGGTAAAGAAATTAATCTTTACAGCATCCCCCTTGACGACCAAAAAGTTTACAAGATGTTTAACGACGGATACACTAAAGGTGTTTTCCAAGCCGAAGCAACGCCTTACACAAATCTACTTATAAAGATGCAGGTAGATAAGTTTGAAGACTTGGCTGCATCGAATGCTCTTGTTAGACCAGGAGCAATGAATACCGTAGGTGCTTCATATATTAAAAGAAAGCACGGGGATGAGGCAGTTAACTATATTCATCCTATCATGAAGCCTTTTACAGAAAATACATACGGAGTTATTATTTATCAGGAACAGGTTATGCAAGCATGCGTACACCTAGGTGGAATGACTTGGTCAGAGGCTGACAAGGTTAGAAAGGTTATTGGTAAAAAGCAGG